GACCGCCGTCCATGTTACCCCGTTATCGGTTGAGCGCATAACGCGATTTGTCCCGTCAATTGACACCGCGACGAATACGCCGTTACCGTAGGCGACGCCGTGCCACTGATTATTTTCAGCCGCCGCGACCGCTTGCACACTAGTGTTGATTGCAAGACTTTCTATCCTCTTAACCACCGCCAAAAATCCCTTCGTGGTCATAGCCGACGACAGTAATAAGTCCCCGACCTGCACCGCCCGGCCAGCCGGAGGCGTGACTTCAACAGCCGACGTTTCGCCGCCGATGGTGGTATTGAGCGCGGTGGGGGTGGGGTGGATCGAGAGGCCGTCGAGACCGCTACCTCCGCCGCCACCGGACACCGTAGGCATAGTGATTGTGCGGTTATTCGCCGTGGTTATGCGCCCGTATGCGTCCACCGTGACCTGCGGGACGGTAAACGTTCCCGCTGATCCGGGCGACGCATTGGCAGTGGGGCCGTAACTGCCGGACGCTACGCCGCTGGTTGCTAGGGCTATCGTGCCGGTCGCTGTGATTGTCCCTCCCGTCAATCCCGTGCCGGCGGTTATCGATGTTACCGTTCCGCTTCCGCCGCCACCACCCTGTGGCGCATTTGCCCACCGCGGGAGAAGTGCCAACCCGTCGGAAGTTCTTACCACTGTTAACATTTGCCCCTCTTGGCCGAGCGGAATCCACGACAGGTCGCCTGCTCCGTATGCGCCTTGGGTCAGTATCCCTCCCGGATATACACCCGTCAGGCTCTGTATTCCGCCGCCGTAGTACGCTATGAGGCCTTCGCTAAAACTATCTGTCCCCGTCCCGCCGTTTGCAACAGGCAATATTCCCGTGACGCCAAGCGACGCCCCAGATATTGAGTTTGCCGGAGAGCCGGATGCCAAGTTGACATTTTGATTTACCCCGGCGGGTATCGACGGAAATGATGTCAGCGCGCCGAGGCCGTTGATGTATTGCGATGACATCCCGCCGCTAGGCAGTGTGAATTTCCCGTTCCACGCGGTACGTTCTGCGCCGGTTACGTGCATGATTGTGGTGTCGGCGATATGCGTATTGTATGACGTCACAAGCGTTGACGTTATCCCGCTGTTAATGGCGGCAATCTGCGCGGCGGTGAAGGGGGTGTCGTTTACTTTATATTCGGCATTCCATTGCACGCCGTCGAATCCGGCACGCCATACCTCGTTCAGCGGGTCATTGTTTATATCATAACCTATGAGTTTTAAAAATATGGCATAGTCGTTCGTCGTCGGAGTATATGGTGCGCCTTGACTGTACCACGGCCCCGCACGTAACGCGGCGAGAGACGACCACTGCGAATCACCTGCCGCTGTCGGCGTGACGAAACGGGCGGCCATATTAGAGATCGACGAATTGACAAACGCTTTATCCGCGAGCTGGTTGCTCGACGTAGCTTGCGTCGGGATTAAATCCCTAATCCATTGGTCGTTATATATTGTATCGCTCTCCGGTATTCCCAGTGCGGCAATATCGGCCTTGGTAACGGTCACGGCGTCGCTTATATGCCCCTCATCGGTCACGGTCATTTTGTATAGGCCGTTGGCGCGGGGGGTGTAGGCGGGGTGAGTATATACGGTGTCCACCGCGCTTATTACGCCTTGCGGCGTTATGGATATATTAGCTCCGGGCGTCAGCGCACCTTGTTTTCCGCTTAGGGCGCTATTGATGCCTGCTATGTCTCCGGTTATTGAGGCAATATCGCCGCGTATGCTGTTATCATCGTAACGCATATCATCGGCGCTTATCACGTTGTTGGTGATGGATATGTTCGCGCCCTCGGTTAGGCGGTCTTGCTTCGCGCCTATTACTGATTGCATAGCGGATATGGCGCTATTAATCGACGTGTCGTCATAGTTTCGTATTGTGCGTATCGATCCGGCGTACTTGACAATAAGCGCGTTTTCTTGCGCCGCATACCCGAACATACGGTCGCGCAAAGAGCTGGCCGTAAACGCGGCGATATTAGCTTTTGCAACACGCAAAACATCCGCTTCGATTGTAGCCATGATCTATATCTCCGGCAAAAAAAATAAGGGCGGGGTAAACAGCCCCGCCCAATCGACACTCGTCCGGGGACGGGAATACGTTATATTATTTACAAGGCGCAAGCGGCAACAAAACGCTACCGCTTGCAATCGACTACAGATTGTAGTCGTTACGCCGCGAAACCATTCGCAAAGCCGTTGCCTCCGCAACAACCGCCGCCGTTGAATCCGCCGAACCCGGCAAACGGAGCGCCATAATATCCCGGCGACGGCCAGTTCGGATTGCAAGTCGGATATGCAGGGATGGGGCAAGGCGGCTTCAGGGCCTCGATCAATACCGCGTTCTGGCGGCATTGCGACAGCGCCAGATCGCGCTCGGCGAGCTTGTCGCGCAAGGCGGTAATCTCCGCGTTCTTTAACTCGGTGAGAATCCGGCCAGTATTCTCATTGGAATTAGTGATTATCTGGCAGGTGTTCTGCGCGCCATCATACGCGAGTTTATCTATCCCGCGCTGCGTGGCGCAGCAACATTCAGCCAGCTGCCGTTGCGTCGCGTTCGTCGAAAGCAAGATTTCTTTCGACAGCTCGAAACCGGTCTTGGTTACGTTCATGTTTGTGTCGCAATTCTGCTGTTCGATGTGTCGCAACTCGGCAAGGTCGGATACATGGGCGATCTGACCCTCTAATGCGTTGAACCGGCCATTGATTTCAGTGAACGCAGCCGCCGCAGGTGCGCCGTTCTCGCGATTCTCGTGGCCAAATCCGCCGCGAAAAAACACTAGGGCGAAGAATATGATCACCAAGGCAAACACCCAGCTGCCGCCTCCCCACCCGGCACCATCATGACCGGTCGAGGCCGATACCACCGGAACGCCGCCAACATCATTGAACATAGCCATAACTACCTCCTCATTTGATTTGAAAAAAATCCGCGAATGAGATTGCTCACCACGGTCATTACTAATACTCTGAATATCGCGCCGAACATTATTTAAATATCCCTAAGCTCTTAGCCATATTCCCGGCATACGCCGTGATCTCATCGGGCTTTTTCCCTTTGAGCGACGACCATATTTTATTGTCTTTCAACTGCGGCGCTTGCTGTTCAAGAATCCCCATAATCGTCGACGGGTCTTGACCCTGCCCCGCCATTTGTTGAACTTGAGACAGCACGCTTTTCAGCTGCGGGTTGGACTGCGCCAGCAGATTTACTATCCCTTGCAAGTTGAACATTTTTCAAGCTCTCCTTCACATCTGCAATGTCTTTTTGAATATCATTTAACTGCGCCGTAAATGACTTTACAACCGCCTCCATGGCGATATTTACCGTCTGAGCGCTCTCGCCAACAGAAGCCTTTTCCCCTCTCGCATCTCTGACGTATCTGGTAAAATCGACTTTGCCGTTGCCGACATTGAAACGCTTCGCGAATATGGAGGTATCATCCCGCATTACAAATAACTGCGGCCTCCCGGTCAGATCAGCGGCGGCTTCAATAGCTTGCTGCTCATTGTCAACAGCCTCAACTATAACCGCCGGAGGCGTAGGGGCGGCTTGCGCCGGAGGCGCGACTGCCGCTTGCTGCTGTTGCACCATCTGCTGTAACCGTTGCGTTTGCGCGTAGTACGGATCGTATGGGTTATACTGCGGCGACGGCGGCGGCATAGGCACGCCTCCATACGCGGGAGGCGTTACCGGATACGGCGGATATGACGTTGCCTGCGGATTAAAAGCGTTCATCTCTATCTCCTATTGGCTGACATTTACAATTTCAAGCGAAAACTCTTTCCCCTTGGCAAATTCGTGCAGTTCTATCATAGCGGCCTGTGACGACAAAACCGAATCGGTAAACTTTCCGGCCACCTGAAGCGAGCCGAGGGCGGCGCCTAGCAAAATACAGCCGTGCGTATCTTTGTATGTGTTGCCGCTGTGGAACAAAATACCCTGCCTGCCGGGTACATTATTCACAACATACGCCAAGCGTTTTTCCGGGTAGGCTTCCGATATGTGTCTCGCGCACTTGTACATTCCAACGGGTATACAAGATACGCTCTTCTCATTGTCTTTCCACGGCAATTCATACGAGTACAGCTTCGGCATACCGTCAAAATACACCTTGCCGATTGTCCTCTCGGCGTTGCTGTCATAGCGTTCTATTCTGACGGTGTGCATTTCTATTCCTCTTTCTTTTCCGCTTCTGTTTGCGGAACGGTAGTAACGTACTCGCGTACCATCACGCTAGGCTTGTTGTCAGCGCCAGCCGCGTCGTTAGGCCTATAGCCTTTCATCTGGTCTTCAGCCTTTTTACGGAGCGCGGCCTTTTCTGCGTCCTGCGCTTCTTTGCGCTCTATATCCGTTACTATACCGGATAATATCTCCGGGATAAGCGTGCCGGTTACGTTGCCGACAAGATTATTTGTAGCCCTGCGAACTGCATCTTCCGTCTTTTTCTGCGCGTCGGCTTTGACTTTTGAAATCACGCCGCCGATGGTCATCCCGCCGCCAAGCAAACCTAAAATGTACTCGAAAGCCTGCGACACTGTCCCGCCGTCTCCAAGCGTCCCGTCCTTAAACAACAGCGCGATTATAAGCGTCGCGAGACCCGATGCCGTTTTCCAGCCCTTCAGTTTGTCCAACATACCGCCTCCTTTATTGTGATTTTTTGTCGTTATCGTCTTTTGTATCTGCGCCTTGACCGTCGTCTTTTTTACCCGTAACACCGCCGCCCGCCAGCGCGTCCACGCCTTCGCCTGACTTTTCTTTCATCACTTCAAGCACCCGAATCAATACTTTCGGTATCGGGAGGCCTAAAATGGCGGCGTGTTCTACAATCGAGATCGCCTCGCTCGTTATGAACGCGATACATACCGCGTCGGCTAAAAATGTTACGTTCGCGACCTTGCCTAGAGTATAACTAGCGTACACCATGAGAAACATGACGCATTTCTTTATAACCCCGCGCCGGCAAGCGTATGATTCCACTTTGCCGCTGCTGGTCTTTTTGCTTTTCCCGACAAAGAGCGCCATCGCCAGCCCTACCAGAAAATCAATTCCCATCAATATTCCCAGCGCCGCCACTTGATTGCTCCACGTGCCCACGTATGCAAACAAAGACCCCGTGCCGGCTATTATTGCCAAAAGAAGCTTTTCAGTGTTCATAGGGGACTCCCTTTCACATCCAAGTTTACCGTCATCCCCCAATGACGCAACATGAAACATTTTTTAGCGCCCTCTTCCATTTCTTTAAGCGCGGCCTTTTGGCGTTCCGGCCCTACGCCGCGCATGGTAATATTTACTTTATCCCCGCCGATACGCACCGCTATGTCGGGCCGGGATTTCCCCGCGTAATGACTCAATAGGCATAGCAAAATCGCTATCTCAAGATAGTAAACCGGTTTTTTAGAGTATAATTCCGCGCTGTCAACGTCGTCAGTGGTTATCATTTAGCCCTCGCCATAAGGAAATGCGGGTTTTAGCTGTGGCGGCAACTACAGACCCGCATAATGCGCCCTCGTATTAATACTAATATAGCGTAAAACCTATGCGGAAAACATGATATTTTTTATATTTCTCATTCCGGCAAATTCCCATATATATTTTATACCCTTTTACACCCGGTTTATACCCGTTTATACCCTTTTTTACTATTTTCCATTTTCCCCTGCAAATCCGCCGCTACGACCGTGTTTACGTGTTTCGCGGCTAGACTCCACCCGTCTCGGAGATTAAAATATCCCTGTCGGCGGATTCGTCGATTATGATGTCTCTATTCCCGCCCTCGTCAATAATGTCGAAGTCTAGGGTATCGCCCTCTTTGCTGTCCAATATCACTAGGTTGGCTATCACGTTCGGCGTATTTCCGTAGTACGTCTTAGTCACAGACTCAATAACGCACCGGCATTCCGCGCCGTCTTTGTGCTGCGGAACCGACATATAGATGATGTCGCCGATATCCCACGCATAGCCCACAATCCACGGCACTTTGATTGTCGTGCGGCTGTTCTGCATCCACTCTAGTATCTCGTACATACGGGCGAGGGCTTGTTTGTACGACTTGCTCTGATAACCGAAATCCTCGCCGTAGTCGCCGATCCACGGCTGTTCAGCTAGGTCGTTAGGCATATCCGCGAACGCGCCGTATTTCAGGAAAATCCCATGGCAGTGATCCCAGAGCGCCTTGGCTTCGTTTTTCAGCGGCTCAACAATTTCAGGCGGGCGGGCGTCGCGGACTAGGCGGACGGCGAAAAGGTCTTCCATCCAAGCGTAATACCCGCTGCCGTCGGGTCTGTTTTCATAATCAAATTCGGTCATAACTACCGATATAGTATTATCGGATATTTTAAATCTCGCGTATTGCCTATATACCCCGGTCTGCGGCTCGGCAAGCCACCACACTCCCTCTGTTCCTGCGCGGACGCGGTTATCTCTCGTAGCTAAATAATCATGTCTACCCACGCCGACAGGGATAAAATCAAGGCCAAGTTCATTTGACCCTCCGATCCACGACGCGCTCATTATCGGGCGGGCGTCCGGCCTGTTTTGCGAATCTAACGGTAACGCCGATATGAGCGAGTTGATGTCATCAATGGTCGGTATGCGCCAGCCGTCATCAATATATCCGGCTAGGTCTTCTTGAGATGGTCGCCTGTCGTATAGCGTCGAATACTGCCCGTCGGCGGCAATAAATCTCGCGTTTTGATTACCCGGCACAATATCAATATCCACCGTCATCCACTCCAGACCGTTAATAACAATAGGTTCGGGTACGGGGTCACGCACGCCGTCGTCAAGCCCTCTCGTATACTCCGGTCTCCACTCGCTCTTATTTATATTGGTAACCGCCATTTCCTGAGTATATCCCATACCGGACACATAGCCGTACTTGATGATAGGCTCGCAATAAATATCTTTGTATGACACTTGGCTAATCACAACCTCAAAACCAGCCACGAGGTCTTTCCTATCGACAACTATCCTGTCGCGGCGGTTTTTGAGATATTGCAAGCCCCTGACGGTTCGCCCGTTGGTTATATACTGCGTTCTTACGGCGAGATAGTAGTCCCGCAACAGGCTATTTATCACGTTAACAGAGTAGCTGTCGCTGTCAATGCAACGACTCACCATCTTTTTGTTTGTGTCGGAGAGCGCGTTGTCGAAACTCCCGGTGTCTATAATAAGCGGCGCGCGGGAATATCTATTCCTAGTGTCGAGACTAGCCAGACGCTCGTATTGCCGTAAAATGTGCTCTATTACGTCGGCGGGATTTTTTATCTGTTCAGACGCCGCCCTCCGATTATCCCATACCGATCCGCCCGCAGGAGTGTTATGCCCGCCGAATAACCTGCCGGAACTGCGGAGCATAATGCCGTCTTCGATGTTGATATTTATCATGGCGACAATGCCGATATACTTTGCTCTAAGCGATATGAGCGCATAGATGAGCCCGGTGCCGCCGGACTGCCGATCATCCCCGTGGTATGCGCGTAGCGGGCAAGTTATAACGAGTTCCTTTTTGGTGTCGGTTTCAAAGTCTATACCGTCAAGTGAAAACCTTGTATAGCCATTGACGTGTTGTCCGTCGATACCACTTATGCTGGGAGGGTTCGGGTTCTGCGCCTTTATAAAAAAGTTTTCAGAATACTCGCCTGTTATAAACCTATTATCTCTAATGGTTAATAGATTGTTATATGAGTGATAAAGCGCACCAGATTGATATGTGGGATATTCTCCGGTGATAGCGGTTTGTACATAATTTCCGTGCCCGTCGAATACTCCCCATATTACTTCCCTGTTTATATTCCCCGCGGTCGGGCCGCAGTCTATAGTCATACGGGTGTGCAAAAATACCTTTGCGTTTATCCCTCGCAGGTCTTCGCTCAGACTAGGGAGTTCTATTATTGTGGGGGCTAAAATAAATGGGGTTCCGGTGCCGTTGCCTTGGCTGCCTTGGGGGATATTGCTTCCCAAAAAATAAACAGCCTCTCTGTCGTCCGGTATAAATGCATAGTGCGGATTGATTATGTCGGCTTGTTCGGGGCGGTATGTATGGCCGGACGTGGGCTTGCTATAGAGTTTATACCCGTTACCTACATACTTATACGCCATACTAAGAGCGCGGTAATACCTAGATAGGTTCGGCCCGTATCGGCGCTCAGCGTCGCCCCAGCTGCTTGAAATAAATCCGTTGTCGTTTCTCTCCGTCAGCAGTTTCATACTCTTCGCCGGTAACGTATAAAGCGCGAAAAGGCTGTTTATGTCGCCGTCAATGACGTAAATACCGTTGACGTATAAATCCCTTGCCAGCGAGCGGGTATCATCTGCTGTGACTTGTTTGTATTGCGCGGATAGATTTAACTTGGCGAGTTTATCATTGATTACGTGATACGATTCGTCTTGTTCTATTATCTCCGTCGGCCAGACGTCAGCGCGGTATAGGTTGTTACCGCTGAATAGCGATATTGTTGACGCGAACTCCCTCATGTCAATAAAGGTTTTAGCCGTTACCGCGATATAATTTCCGCCCCATTCAGGAGTAAACAACTCTATAGTAGATACCGCGCTGATTTCTGATGACGTGTTGGCCTCCATAAACAGCGGCTTGTTTTCGTCACGCAACAGCGCGTCGAGCGTGGGCCGGGTAACGGTTACGCCGGGCGGTATCTCGATTAAAAACTTTTGGACGTTCCAAGGGATGTCTTGAAGGTCAGGGTCTCGCGTATCGCGTTGCCAGACCAGCACCGGCCACTCGTTGCCCGTCCCGCCGACGCGCTCCGTAGTAATCGCGCCTATGCGCATTAGATATTCTTTTTCGCCGTGGTATGAGTATTTTGCGTATTTAGTATCGCCGAACACGGCGACATAACCGTCCTCTTGCAGATTAAATCCGTACATGTCATCTGACGACGGCACCACCGATATGCTCAATATTGTCTCGCCGTATGTTATGCTTTCTATGACGCCGCCGTATAGCACAAACGGGGATGTAACCGAGCCTTCAGTTCTCCGCTCAAATAACACTACTGTCTTTCCCAAAACGGATATTCCGAGTTCGTCAAGCCGCGCCATGTATCTGTCATTGCAATTAATTTTCAGCGTGGTCGGACTGTCGAACGCCGGAGCGCCGCCGTATTTAAAATCGGCGCGTTGCGAGATCGCGCCTATGCCGTCTTTTGTCAGAAACCCCTGCGCGGCTCGTGCCAGCGGGTCGGAGTGAATATCGCCGTCATCGGTCGTATACGCCAGAAATAATTGCCGCTCGTCTTGGTCAAAAAACAAACCTATTTCAGGCGACTCCGCTTGTAATTGCGGGTAATCGTCTCTGCTACCTAAAAATATTCGGGCTATTATAGATGATTTTATCATTATGTCTCGCTCCATACCAGTCTGACGGATAACATATAGTCTTTGCTCGCGCTGCCCATATTCTCTGATATGATATACTCTTCGCGCGGCATTACGATAAACAATGACGCTTGCCCGGCGGTGTGCGAATCCGACAACCAAAACCACGCCACGCCGCCGAATGTCGTAAGCCCTCCGGCTCCAACAAATCCGGCTGGCACGGCGTTAAAGTCTGTGTCTCCGTTTCCATACCACTGCCAAATCTCGCCCTGCTTTATTAGGCTGTCGGGTATTCCGAACGAACTAGTATTCCCATGATGAAAAGTTTCCGCTACCCACTGAATCATCTCGCGGAAATCGTTTTCGGTCGGCAGCCGCCAGCCCTCGTCGGCCATACGTGATTCGATTTCTTTCGCCATGTCGTATGTGTATAGCCGCCCGTGCGCGGGGACGTTGTTTTCATCTCTATTAGGCGCGACGCTTCCGGGGATGTTAATGTCGATATTTTTAGCAGACCAATAGAGATTTCCCACTTTAACAGCGCCCGATGGCGGCGTAACCGTCGGCGGCAACTCTATTTCAGGCAAGTCAGCGCCGGGGAATACGTGTTTATCGGCGACCCGCCATAACTGCACCGGTAACTCCCATAAATCCGGCGCGACGTGCGTCATAATAAAATTCGAGTTCAGCAGTTTCACACGGTGCGTTACGGCTCCGCCTTTTTGATGACCGCCCCACGGGTAATAGTTAACGCCGCCCTTGATGTCAAAGCCCTCGCCGCGCTCGTTCTGGATAAAATTTATTATCTCGGCCATTTTGCCGGCGGTGGTGGTAATTGTCATATTGCAAATAAATTCGTTTGTTGCGGAGGCTATGGCGTAATTCTCGCCGCCCATGGTAACGGTGCGGGATATTGCCTGTTCTTGAACGGGCGACATCTTAGGATTTCTTATGCCCGTAACGTTTCCGAAAGTAAAATCACCTAAAAAATCTTTGGCCGCCGGCAATATATCTCGATACGGGGCGTCATGGATTAATATATTTAAGTCCATCTCGTATAGCCCGAAAGGATTCGTCAGCATTTGCGTGTATTTCGGATTGTCTATCAATGAAAAAATATGAGTTGTCGATCCGCCCGCGCCGCTTCCCGTGCCTCCCCTGTCTGGCCCGGCGGGCGAAAACCCTCTCGCATTGCCAGATATTATCTTGTACTTGTCTATTTCTTGCCCGCGACGCGAAAATAAATTGCCCGCGCTTGTTATCTGTTCCGGCTCGACCAATAATTTAAACGCGCACCGGCGCTGGTCAAATTCTATTCCCCGGTCGAATGTGGATACGTTTTGCTCAAAGCGTTGTATGTTAACGGCTTTGCGCAATTCGACGGTATACCCGAAGGACGGCTGCGGCAAGGTTATTGTCTGGCCGTCGTATGAGTCAATGCGGATAGTTTCGCGACCGAAGGCCATATTACCTGCCCGCCATCTGCAAGGCCTCGCGCAATACCGACAATAACTCCCCGCTGCGCACCGCTTGCTGGAATTGCTCTTTGATGTTGTTGTGGCTATCTACCACCGTAATATTTGCGTTGGTTACTGTCTGCGCCGGAGCCGGCGTCTCGGTGTCCGGCTGCTGCTGAACCGCGCCTATACCGACGCCGGAACTCCGCGCCGCTACTTGAGCTTGCCCGCGGTTAGCAAGCTCCATAAAATTGCGCTGTTGCGCGGGATTCAGCACGACCTCGCCGCTGTTAACGCCTATATCCACCCTGTCGCCGCGATAGCTCGTGCCCGGGACGAACCCGCCCTGCGCCATTGTCGGCTTGTTGCTGTTGATTATGCCTAACTGTATCGCTCCGGCGGCGGCTGTCGCGGCGGCGTTTATATAGTTTAACGGCGGGAACGCCGAAGCCAGCGCCTTAATCGTGGCCAGCGAACTATTCACCACCGCCATTGATTTATCTAAATTCCATTGCTTCAGCGCTTGAGCGTGCCGCCCCTGCGCGGCTTTTTGTTCGGCTTGCTCTGTCAGCATAGCCTTGTCGCGCTCGGCCATACCGCTCTTTTGGATCGCGCCCATCTCTTTGCTGTGGCGTTTTTCGATGTCGGCCATAGCCCGCTCGTTCGCGCTTTGCTGGGCGCTGGCAATGGCGTTAACTACAGTCATTGCCGCGTCGCCGTATTGCAATGCGTTTTGTAGCGGCTTTTGCCATTGCTCTGCTTCCATTGCCGCAATTTGTTGCGCTGTCTGCCGCCGCAGTTGCATTTCAGCATCGGCGTATCTTCTCTTTATCTCTAGCTGTTTTTCCTCATTCTCGGTGTGCATTGCTAGTTCTTTATCGGCTGCGTCCCTATATACGTCAAGTTCCTTTTCGAGTTGCAACTCCACCATCCGAGTCCGCGCCTCGTATCCTTTGGGCAGACGGGCAAGCAAGGCGACTTGATCCATTTCAATTTGCCTGTTAACGTCGCGCTCCGCCTTCGCCCGCTGTTCGTTCGCCCGGATAACGGCGGCGTTGTATTGGTCGCGCACGATCTCTTCTTTTTTTAAGGCGTCGCTCAAATCCTTCAGCCTCGCTAGGTACGCCCGCCCGATTTCCTCTTTGGCCTTTTCATGGCCTTTGAGTTCAAATCCTAGCATCTCCGCCCGTTTTTGCGCGGCGGCCTCTTCAGCGTCGGATATTTGGCGCAAACTGTCAATACGCGCCGCGTTCGCCCTTTTAAACGCTTCAACGCCCTGATCCCCGGCATTAGGGTCTCTGCTGGCTTTGATGGCCTTATTTATGGCAACCAAAGAATCCTCATACACCTGTTGCACCCTTTGCCGCTCGGAGGTAATTGCGGCCGTGTCGGCTCTATATACGACTTGTAAGTCTTTGTTTTTGCGCTTTTCTAGCTCTATCATGGCAGCGGCGTATTTTTCAGCGTTCGCCGGTTCTGCGGCGACCATGTTAAATAGCGCGGAGTATCTGTCGTTATATTCGCGCAATATCGCGTCCGTCTGCGACTCAACTACTTGTAATACGCTATCCCCTATTTTTTTAAATTCTCCGGCATACCACAAGTCTAATACTCTGCGCTCTTCGCTGTTTTTGGCATACATTTTTTTGCGCTTTTCGTATTCGTCATTGAGTATAGCAAGTTCGCGAGACGTGGCGTCCATTAAATCTAACTGCATTTGGCGATACATTTTCGCCGCCTCGTCTATCGCCGATTTGTTTGCCTCGCGGTGTATTTTAGCTAATTCGGCTTGCTTTTTCCTCTCAAGATCGGCTTCAATGGCATTAGCGGTTTCAAGATTTTTTCTTGCCTGATCAAAATTAGGCAGTTCCATCAATACCCGGATATTTAGCCCCCTAGCCACTATCTCCTCTTGAGAAAGCCCTTGCATTTCTTCGCGCAAAGTAACAAGGGCGTTTCTTGATCTGATAAATTCTTTGTACGCCATTTGCGTGGCCACCGAAGCGGTATTCATGGCCGCGCCGACTTGTTGTAAATACTCTGCGCTCTTTTTGTCCTCTTCAGACAGCCCGGCCTTGGCTCTCTCGTTTTCGACATCTGCAAACATCTTAGCCGCTCTCGTGGCTTTGATTGCCGCCTCTTCTCCGACGGCATAGATATTTTTGGAGCCGTCGTCGCGCATTGCTTCTTTCGCTTTCCGGTGCGCCTCCGCGTTTTCCTCTGCCGCTTTTTTCATTTTGCCCATAACAATGGCGACTGCGGCGATACCGGCGACAATGGCGGCTGCTGACGCGATCAACGGGTTTGCTAACAGCGCGACAGTATTTGCGGCTATTGCGGACGTGGCCGCTAGGATAGGCGGATTTAACGCCGCCCACGCGACGACCGCGGAATATACGCCCGGAGCCAGCACGGTAGCCATTACCGTGGCTAACCCGGTGATAACGTCAATATTTTTCGTTACGAATCCCATAACGGCGTTCATAACTTCCTGAAATTTCACCATTATCGGCACAAGTTTTTCCCCAAGCACCGATTGAATATTGGCATACTCATTGCGCAATTTTTCTAATTGCCCTGCCGGGGTGTCGGATATGGCCTTAGCCACGCCGCGTTGCGATTTTTCCAAAGTGTCAAGTATATATGTCTGCGCCTTCAGCGTGTCCCCGGCTTCCACCATCACCTTTATCATCTCTTTTTCTTGTTCGGTGAAGCGGAACCCCTGCCGCGACAATGCCCCAAGGCCGTGAATGGGATCGTCTAGGGCTTTAGATAACATCATTGTCGCGCTCTCCAATGACCCCGTAACGGCAGCCATATCTGCGGCGGCTTGCATAGCACGTGGGAATGTCTCCGCGCCTATGGTGTAAAACGTGCCCATAAGCGCTTCGGCCTGTTGCAACGCGCCAGAAGAGTATATCGTATTTTTTTGCAGTTCTTTGTTGAGGCCGGCGACAGCGGACGCGGTAACGCCCGAATATTTCCCGGTTGTAGCAAGCACGGCGTTTAGTTTCGCCGTGCCCATCATTGATGATGTCGCTTTGTTGATAGAGTCAAGAGCGGCGTGGTAGGCTTTCAAAGCAACGGCAGTCACGCCTATGGCCTTTGCGAGGGTGTTCATTGACCCTTCAGACTGCTTTGCCGCCTTGTCAATGGTATATCCGGCTTGCTCTGCGGCGGTCTTTACCTCGTCGAGGCTGACCTTGGCTTGCTTGCCGTCCACCGTTATTACGAGGCTGACTACCTCTTCGCTAGCCATGGCGGTCTCCTATCTATGGCGGTGGGCAATCCATGTCTTTGGCCTTGTAGTGCCATGATACATAGGCGCTGGACATTTCCACTAGCGTCACTGATTCCCACGCGTCAATATTCGTCTCGGTTACGTCAGACCAAGCCTTAATGTCAACCCAATCCATCGGGACGGTAGCGTCGCCTGATTGTTTGCACCAGCCTAGCTCATAGAAATGCTCTAATAAATAGGTAAATTCTAAGTCTTTCAGCAAAAAATCTGGCATTACGTTTCCGTAATTTGTTTCAAGCCGCGACGGGTGGACGCTCTCTATACCCGTTTTCTTGTTTACAATAACCTTCGGCGTTGTAAGCCAAGCGAGCATTCTCGCAACGTCAATTAGTTTTTGACGTTGCTCTGCATAAAATTTGCGCGGTCGTCGACGAACTCGCGAATTTGGTCAAAGATAAAACGCGCGTCCGGGTCGTCTAACAGCTTCGATATATTCTCCTTGGTGCATTCCATTTCAGAGTCCCCGACACAAATGCCTCTCCACGACAAAACGCACAACTTGTATGTTTCGTCGGTGAACGCCTTAAAGTCAAAGTTTTTCACTTGTGACGACGGCGTCCTTCTAAGAATCGCGTTCAATTCCTGCTCGCGTTTGCGGTATATCTGCGAGTCGCGCCCCGCAAGGGTAATTGTCGCGTCTGTAGGATTGCCTTTAGGGTCATAGACTACCATTTCCGCGCCGGCATCTGACGCCTCCGTAGTTTTGTACTGATTCAGATTCATAAAGCCTCCGATTGGTTAAATAACGCCGCGACAGTTTCCCGCCGCGGCTGTTTTGATTACTTATGAAAGCCACGAAGCGTGCGGGACGCCGTCTCCGGTGGTAGGGAATGCGATCTTGCCGTCATTGCCTCGCTCAAGCCTCAATATATCGGTGATAACCTCCAGCGTCGGGTTCGCGTGAATCGCGCTATTAGGATCGCCAACCTGCGTTTCCCATCCCATAACAAGGGCGGCGGTAAAGTCCAGCATTAGCGCCGAGTTAGGGTTATCGACACTGCCCACCATCTCAAGTGTCGGATACCAGCCGTCTTCGGTGACGCTAGGATTTCCCACTATGTAAAGCAACGCAACAGGTGACCGCAATCCGGCAAACTTTTTTAATAGTAGCTGGCCGGGATCGCTCGGAAGCACAAGGCAGTTGAGAGACGCCGACCCCGGATTTTTGACGCCTTTCCACTTCATTTGGAGGCCGTTGTGGAGCTGCGCCTCGCTGCCGAGTTCGTAAGTCCCGCCATACGTGCCGCCGTCTGTCACGCCGCCGACCCTCACCCAGCCCGGATTGCCGCTGGTTATTATGCTGGATTTCAGCGCGGCGAAGTCTTTTGACCCCTCGGTCACGCCTAACGGCACCCTAGGTATCAAGTGAAGCAAATCCTCTTTAGTCTGTGCGTCATTGGGAATGTTAGACACATAAATCAAAGTCCCCATTGAGCCTATAACTTCATTTTCAAAAGCCATGATTATCTCCTCGCGTATGCTCTGTAATAGATTGTGATTATAAACACGTACCATCCGTCCCGCGACTCCCCCGGAGCCGCGCTAAACTTTCGTATGACGACCCTCTGGGTATCATACTCTATAGTCTTTCCGATACGATAAAACGCTGTGATCCTGTCGGACATCGTTCTAACCGCCACGGCGCCGCCGCCGGCGGGTGAACGCAGTATCACGCGAAATATTCCGTCGCTCTCGTCGATACTATTTAAATCTTTCGGCGTTACATCATTCTCTATAACCATAATCTCCGCGTACATCTCGTCTTTCGGCGGAGTGAAGTTTAAATTTTCATGGGCGATTCTCTTTTTGTCAAAGAATCCGGCATTGATAAACGAGTCTGTTAAGGCTTGATTAACCTTTAGCATTGCCTATGGCCTCTTTGACATTGCGTTCTATTCGTGCAAAGTTTTTTTCTACGAACCCGGCATTGACTCCCGTCCCGACGCTCACCGCAGGGACACCTTCGGGACGCTTTTGCCCCTTTTTTCTATTCCAAAGAGCGCCGCCCTCATCATTGCGCCGCTTTGCATACGGTAAATTGTTTGTCATGTAAGTCACGCCTAGGGGGTCAGTGTTTTTTACTATCTCCTGCGTGACTGCCGCCCCGTTTTTGTCTTCGCGGTCGGTGGTCGTATATATCGGCGCACCCGCCGACGTTTGCCAATTCCCGCGCAATCTGCCCGTGTCAACGGGCGTGTCCATGACTATGCCGCGCAACAGCCCGACTGCTATACCCTTAATTATCGGAGGGACACTGCCAGCGGCAGACGCAATGGCTTTGCCAAAATTCTTCCCGAAGTCGTTAGTTATTACGGTCGTGCCCATGGTAGCCCCCTAGCCTCGAACCTTGCTTTGTAATTCCAAAAGCCTGAAAACCGCCTCTTCCGGCATATCGTGTATTCTTATCTTCTTTTTGTTGAGAACGTAACAGCATTTCTCATCATTGTCCCAACAATACATTGTGCCGTCAGGCATCGTTACGCAATCTCTGTCTACTGTTACGCTCATATATCGCCTCCGCTTTTATCTCGCTAAACGCGAACCTGCAACGTATAAATCACCGCCTTGCCCGCCGGCGCAGCCGGTGCGATATTTACTATCACCCCTAAAGGCTCGCCGTCAATAATTATCTTGTCTGTCATCAACACTTCCACCGTGCCGTCGATTATCAACTTCCTATCGTTAGTCAGAATCCGCGTCCCGTCAATTTCTTTCACGTCGTAATTTTCCACGACACCCGAAACTAAAAACATTTGCCTTGTGCCGGCCACCGTCTCGCCCGTCACCGGGTCTTGACTGCCGCCGACTTCGCGCTCAATGGCTATGCGGTTTCCGTGGCCGAATCGATCCAAAAGCCTTTGCGCCATTGCCGCCGTTTTCGCATAGTCGAAGAAAGCCATGTCACACCCTATGCCGCATTAAACAGTTTGCATTGCGCGGAAGCCTCTTCTATCCGCCTCTTCGCTATCTCAAAATATTCCGGCTTCATTTCCGAACCTATAAACTTACGTCCCGTATTGATACACGCCACGCCGAAAGAGCCCGAACCCATGAACGGGTCGTAGATGGTGTCGCCGGGGTCGGAGATTAGGGCAAGCAGACGCTCGGCGAGGCGGACGGGCTTCTCGGTGGGGTGACTGAGCGCATACCGCACGTCGCTTAAATTTAAAACCGATTTTTCACTCATACCTTTATCTATCGCCCTTAACACTTTAAATCGCCTATCTTCTTCCGGCAGTTCTGTTTGCACACATAGCCCGGTGCCCATTTTTACGTCATCATTAAATTCATAAGCACCGCCCGATTCAAAGAATCGTTTTACAAGGTCAAACCCGGACGGAGTATTAATTGCGCCGATTATCCGCTTAACATCGCCCACTATACTGCCAATATCATATTTTTTTGACTCCGTATATGGTATTGTTGCGTTTTTTACGATCCCGCCTTTTTTGGTATGTATGGACACTGTCTCGTGTATGCGCGTGATCGATCCACACGGTGTAGTAGAGCGCAATTTATTCCAAACAATCTCCTCTTTAAACACAAATCCCAAATCGGCAAGGCGCGTATTCCACCGATAAAACGACGTCCCGCGCCCGAACATGGCAATAAAACCTTTAGGCGGCAACAGCCGCTTCACGTTGTCGAAAAACAGCGGCTCGTCCCAAGGGCGGTCAAAGTCGTGGGTTTTGATATAGAGATACGGCGGATCGGTTAGTATATGGTCAACGCGGTCAATGCCGCCGATGGTTTCCTCCATCGTGCCGCAATATAATGTCGCGTTACCGATATGTTCTACTGTTGCCGCCATACCTTGCCCCTATAGTCAAAAAAAATACGTCACACCCTCGTCAGCGGAATCGATCCGATACCCATTACCGGGTACATCAACTGCCGCAAAAGCGTATATGACAAACTGCTTTCCGTCGGCGAAAAGGATAAATCCGCGCCCTCTATTTTGCCGTATGCTACTTCTATCGACCCTACCTTTTCCCGCGTTACTTGTACGTTAGTAGTTTCCGCGAACGACACCGCCCCGTTCATCATGTCAACGGCAAGCGCCATTTGCGCCTGTTTCACGATATTCGGGATTTCATCGTCGGCAAAATAAAACCCGTTGATCTTCAAATCCCGGCGCGGATAGGCGTGGTCTTGATCTCGCTCCGTCCGCTTACCGATCAATTTATCGTCGATACTGTCGATGTACTGTGACGCCCTCTCTAATAACACCTCGCGTTCGGGGTCGCCGGCGGGTAGCGTTGCCCCGAAGCGCTCGGCGTATTGCGCAAACTCGGAGAGGGTGACGTACATTAGCCCTTAGCCCCGCCGTCTTGTCCCGGAGGCCTGCCGGGGCCGCGCTTTTCATCGCCGGACGCAGTCTTTTTCAGGTCGTCCGGCGCGAAAAGAATATCGATTATCTCATAGCCGAGGTCTTTGGCCTTGGCAACATCGTCAGCCTTCGCCGGAAACTGCAAATAGGCGATTTTCTTTTCTTTGTCTAAAATCATTTTACCCTCCAAAATACGGCGGTAAATGGGATTACCATCTACCGCCCGTTAGGTTAGTTAGCCACGCCCACCGCGACAACGCCAGCCGTATCTTTCACGCTGGTCGTCACCTGCGTCCAGTTAGTGCCCGTCCGCAACTGCGCGTCGGTCGGCGAAGAGAGCGCTTCGTTCCACGAATACCCTTTAAGGCCGAGCCCGAAATTGTAATCGAACTGTAGCGAGTGCTCAATGCGGTTTTTGTTGCTGGTCTCGATATTCGTTACGATATTGCTACCGGCGTTATTAACAACCGCCGCGCCCTCTGTAAGGCCGAGCACGTAATCTGTGCCGGGAGTCCCCGCCGTATAAAGAGCCGGGGCGTCGGTTATAACTACGACTTTTCCCAGAATGTCAACAACTCTGACATTGGAGGCCGTGAACAGATTCGGCACGTTGGCGAGGTTTTGCCCTACCAGCAAATGGTAAGTCCTGCCCGTCATCACCGACGCGATAATCGCGCTGCTTCTGTCGCCGAAAAGCGCGTGGGAGCTGTTTTGCGCCGAAAGCGTAATCGCATTGGGAGCGGCGTTAAATCTCGCGGCGGGATTGTTGTTGAGAGCCGCGACAAGCGCGGCAATGGCCGTATTTACCATGTCGTAAAGCAAGCCGTCGGCAAGGTGTCCGGCGTAACGGACAACCTGTTCGCCCGTCGGATTCTTTGTCCACTCCAGCGCGATAGGCTCGTATACGACCGGCCCGAACGCGCCCGCAACCTTGACCGTAGTGTGCTTCACCTGCGTCAAGTCGGTCTTAGGTACGTCGGCGTTGGGGACTTTCATGTCAACGCGCCGAATCGCGCCTGACAAGTCTTTGAAGAACCGCTCCTGCATGAAATCGCCAGCGAAGTCGGTGGCGGACAAACTAAGAGCGCCGTTAGAAGCCGTGTTAAAAACTTCAATTCTCTGCGCTAGCCGTTCGGCGGTGGCGGGGATGATGAGATCGTTGAAAACCTGCAAAGTAGATAGTGCCATAATTCCCTCCGTTACTATTTGTGTTCATCGATTTTCGCCTGAAACCGCGCCGCCATATCTTTTAAGGCGTCGCCGGTCGGCTTTGGTTTACCTGCATTTGGTGCGACCCCGTCGCCACCGCTACCGGAAGCCCCGCCCCCGTTCGCGTTGTTACCGCGCAACATTCTCGCCAACTCCTTGTCGGCAAGTTTATTTTTTTTGAACTCGTCGAGCGAATAGGCGGTGGCTTGTCCGAGGCCGTCCACCACTGCAACCGACGCTTTCCCGTCTTCCCACTTAACCTGCAGCTCGTCTTTAAGCAAACGCGCAACAGTCTTTGTACACTCCGGCAGGGCTATCTCCGACGCTATCTGCGTAGCTGTGGCGTCAACAGTTAGCCTCCGAATCTCGTTTATGTAAAGCTCTTTTTCCTTTGTCGCCGCGCTCACCGCCTCGGCGAGTTTAGCCTCGTAGCTGGCGGTCAGCCCTTTAATGTCGCCCTCTTTTTTAAATTTCTCTTCAGCTTCTTTCGACGCCTCTTCCCGCGCTTTGGCAACCGCGGCCTCGTGCTCTTTGATTTTTTCGGCCAGAGATTTCTTTTCGGCCAGCAGTTTTTCGTGGTTCTTCTTGAGTCCGTCCACCTCGCTCGCGTCAACCACGTCGCCATCTAAGTCAAGTACGAATTTCCCGTCTTTTTCGACGTAAAGCCCCTTAATGCTGTCATCGACCCCGTCGAGACTGTCTAAAATTCTTCTGAGCATAGTCACCCCGTGATTATGGTTTGCGTTCGCGCCGCGAGACCCAGCCCCGTTGCGCCTAACAGAAAAGATAAACAATAAACCGTGCGTAGAATGTCAAAATGGCGGGAATTTATTTTGTAGAAAATTTACACTTCGCGAATTTACCCTTTTTAACCCTTTTTACCCCCTTTTATACCCGAATTTACCCTTTTGTAAAATCGGCTCCGAATCCGCGAGGGGGTCGGCGGGCGGCTGTTTGGTGGGAATTGCCGGGCCTTGCTAGGCTATTTTTGGCGGATTGTCGGTCTTTTTGTAGTGGCGGCAGGGGGCGTTATTATATATAATATCTCGCGGCTTGCCGATACCTTGGGGGTATTTTTGGCACGTCCCGTTGGTGTGGCGGTCAAATACCACTCCTCCCGCGTTGGTGTAGGTGTCCATGTGGGCGCACGTTGCGCAATGGCTATTGCCGGGAAATTCTCCGGGGGCAGGCAGTTCGTTCTTGTCCATGACGCGCTCCTTTTTATAAATATAACAAATTTCAGACATTACCTTGGTATTTTATTTTTACTTTGAGAAACAACTTCCATATCAAAAACAATTTTACCTTTTTCATTGCGCATAACATCGGTAATACGGAACGTAGTACCGCGCTGTATCAATAGCTCCAACTCCCCGCCAAGCGACAAGGCAGGGGCTTTGCCATCCCAATCTATACCGCTAAGGCCTCCGACGTTCCCCTCTCCAAAATCTGAAAAAGGCTCCATGTATAACATTTTAGTTCCGCTTGGGCAATAGATATTATATATCACATCCTCAAAAGTAAATGCGGAGTCCTTAGACGCGCCCGTAGACAAAAATGATTCGTCGGTGAAGTCTTTATTAATTATCTTGTCTTTTAGTTCCTCTATCGTCATTTTTTTCAAGCTATCTTTGTCGAGCCCTAAAAATACTTCTGTCCCCGGAACGCTATATCCGCGTATGGACATTACGTCTTGCTCGTATGTCGATTTGTCTATCATCTCGGTTAGCAATCTAATTTTTTCGCCTGCACCCTCATTGTTAAGGCCAACATTGCCAACGCCCTTATATGTATATTGCGACCAATCTTTATCATATCCGCGCAATGGTCGGTTAAATTTCCCTGAGCCCCCGGTGTAGGCAACAGCCGCCTCTCGCGCCTCCTCAGACGACGCAATCCACACTTCGCCCGATTTCGCGCGGAACGCCGCGTCGGCATCTTCGTCGGAAATATAGAGCGCTGCCGCCGCCTTTCGCTCCTGAGAATATGCGTCTGGCGTAAATGGGTTTTGCGGCGCTTCAGACGCGGGCGGTCCGGCGTCGCCGCTTTCCATGGCCACTGTATTTTTTGAGTTTTCCACGATCGCAAACGCCGCTGGCTCCAACCTCCGTATCTCCTCCAGCGTCCTAGGCTCAAAGTTCCGCCCCAGATTCAGCTCCGAAAACCGCTCCGCCGTCAATCCGCCGTTACGCAACAGTTCCGCCCGTCTCGGCCCCAACGCGCTATCCTGAAATTCGGCGGGCCGGGTCTTTAACCACTCAAAATACGTGGTCTCCGCCGGCACCACCTCCGACCCGTCCGGCCCCTTGGCGATCCTTGTGCCGCCTGCGCCCAATTCATCAAACGGCGGTTTCAGCACCGGCACGACGGTCGATCTGCACCCCGGATGGTACGGCGGCAGGTTTTGCGTGTCCAAATCCAAGATTTTGCCGTCCATGGACATACACAACAGGCTTGTCCGGTCGTCTAAGGTGGCTACAACTTGTAGCCCGCTGACAACATCGTCATTTTCGCGCAGGGTCTCGACTCGCGCCTGTGTCGCCGCGTGTTGTACGGCTGTGCGGGTCATGGTTTCCATATCGCGATATGATCTCGCTAGCTCCCCGTCGTTATAATGGGCGCTTTTCGTGCCGATAACCTCGCGCACTATTTGCGCGGTGGTCAGGCCTTGGTAATAACCGCGGCTGATCACGCCTTCTATTTGCGCAGACCTGCGCCCGGCCCAATCCGCGTAAAATTCCCGCAATGTCATTCCGTTGTTAGGGCCTTTAATGCCGGTAAGCGGTGACGATAACACCGCAGAACGTAATTGCGCCCGCGAAGGCAAGTCAAAGTCGATGTCAAATAGCTCCTTCATGGTCTTGCCCTGAAACTCCGCGTCGTATTCGGCGAAGTCTACTATCTGCTCGCGCCATACGCCGTAATACTTGCCGTACCGGTCTTTGAGATCGCCGCGCACGTGGTCAAGCATATTTTCCATGCGGACGCGGGAATATTCGGTCAGGTCTTTGGGTAGCAAGCGCGTCTCGATGTCGCGGCGCATTCCCTTCAGAAATTTCTGGAACGACGCGGCGATATGCGCCCTGTGGGATTCGATGTGTACTTGGTGGCGCGTGTTGACGTCCATGAGAGACAGCGGAGGCCTTGGCCTCTTAGATGGTGTCGAGCCTCCGCCGCGGTCGATCATTGCGCGTCTGCCTTTGCTTTTTTGGCTTCATACGCTTTGAGCTTGTCAGCGATGGCCTTCATCCCGGCCATTGCACTGTCGCGGTCATTGTATTTTCCGGTTATCACATCCCGTCCATCTGTGTTTCTGATGGCCAGCACCCACATATCATCCTGTTTTGAGGCGGCGACTTGCGATATGGCTTCCATGTCAAGCACGCCAAAGTCATCATTATTGCCTCCGTAATCTAACCATCTGCTAATTGCCATTCTTGGCCCCCTTTGCCTTTTTCTTTTTAGTTTTTATTGCCGTTTCCGGCGCCGACGCAGACTCAAACATCCCCGGGTTATCGACTATTACGGCGTGTAGGGCGGCGGCCAGCCCGTCAATTAGTTTTTCGTCATGTTCGTCATACCCCAGGTGTTTATATAGCGCGTGAACGATCTCGTGGAGCAATACGTGCTCCATGCGTTGCTGTCCGACTTGCTTTATGGCTATCGTCGAGTCTTCAGTGTTTATCACCCCGCCGCAGTCGGTGCAAGTGGGGCACGACTCAATAATGGACACGCCGTATGTAACACCGCCAACCTTTACGCTTTTAGGGATTCTCATTATACGCCTCCGTTTATAGGGTTATCCTCATCATCACCATCTCCTAAAAAATCCGCCCCCGCCGCCAGCCCCTCTTGTATCTCCTCTTCTATTTCTTCATTCGTCTTTTCAGGGTCTTCAATCTCCTGCTTTTGGAACCAAGAGTTTTTCGCGCTGGTTGTAATCGCGCCTTGTGACCACGCCGCTACAATGGCGTTAATCATATTCGCGTCGGCGCGTTCGCTCACAAAGTCGCGCTTCACGTCGAAGAATAATCCCTCGCCGTCAACGTCCATGTAATCTGCCATCCACTGCAAGCATTTTGTGTACGCCTCACCCACGTTAGACGCCGCGAGGGATAGTATGCTGTGATTGACCGTCTTTTCGCCCTCCACCTGCGTCGCGGTCTTTGTGCCGCTTCCCGGCGTGATGAATACCGCGCCCATACGGACGGCTTGTTCCTCTTTGCTGTCCATCGCTTCTTTGGCGAGGGTGTTCGGCTGGGCTTGCACATAGGCGAGGGTCGAATCTTTGGGCAGTGTAATCACGCGCCCGCACCCGATATAAAGCCCCGCCTTTTTCATCTGCTCTTGATCGTAATTGTCCACGCCCGTCATATACGGTTGCGGCTGGCCTAGCATATAAACACTGTCCTCATACGCCGCGCTGTTGCGGTAATGCGCAATGTTGAGATTGCAAAGCCCTAGCATAGGCGGTGTTGTTATTTCCCAGGTGTTAGACCGCGCCCCGACAAAGGTGAACGGGATTTCCCTCCACCGCTCACCGTTTCCGTTGGTCGGAGATGTTTCGTAGTAGATAGCATACGCGCCGCCTGTTTTACCCGTGCGGCTGTCTATCTCCTGCCGCCATTCCCGCGACACGTAGTAACCGTCAACGATTAACAGTTCGCGGTATGATGTCTGTATCTCGCCCTCGTCATCCTCATAGCACCCCTCGATAACGACGCGCCCTAATTGCGCACGTGCGCCGGAAGATATGATCGACCAATTAATAATGCTCTCCGGCTCGAACATCTGTATGGTAGCCGCCGCGCCCATCTCTCGGAGATCGTGGAGCGAGACGGATTCCATATCGCCTATGCGCGGGTATTCCACAAGCAAACCGGCGCGGCCTTTGGTTATCACTTCGCCCAATACTTTCTGCGCTTGCTGGTAGATCGACATTCCCGCGCCATCAACATTTTCCGCGACGTACTCAAGAGTATCGGCGTGAAGCGTCGGCCATTCGGCGAACGCCATGCCCACAAGTCCGTCTGCAGTGCGGCTCGCTATCGGAAGGAATAACGCCCGCTCTTTGTATTGCCTGTTACGCGACGCCATTTCCGCGCTTTTGTCGTCCGGGTTAAGGTCAAGAATAAGACCGGTCGTGTCCAATCCCTTTACCACCGTATCGACGCGATCCCAGAATGGAAGCATCCCGGCGTACTTGTAATGGGTTTTGGTTATGTCGTTAGGGTTGTTCATTTATTGCCTCGCTTTCTTTTGCCTGTTTTGCAACCTGCGCCTCGCACGGCTTGTGCCTGTCGGCTAAATCTACTCTTTTTGATTTATACATACCCGCCTTTAGTTCGTCTATCTTGCTAAACGGTATTATCGGCACAGTTAGACGCTGTTTATATTTGACATCTATGAAATATATGTACCGGAATTGAAAGCCCTTTGCGAGCGCCCCCCCCGTTGCGTCTAAATAACACTGTAGACTATACTTGCCGCCCGATATATCAAAGTAACTTTTGCCGCCCAATTCTTTGCGCGGCGCGGTGGGCGATGTTTGCAGGGATAATATATGCGTCTTTTCGCCATTAGGTAATTCTATTATGCGCGTGTTTTTCTTAATCCCCGTCAAAACAAAATTGCTTGCCCGATATATCGTACCGTCTCCGCAACTGCACCCATCCGCAAACGAAATAATCCATTTCACCTGCGGCGCGTGCTTTTTGATTAGTTTTATGCTCATTGATATTGCGCGGCTTTCGCTGTTGCGCGGCAATATATCATCAAAAGCCATACGATTCAATTCTAAAAACTCGTTCCATCCGCTATCACGTACCAAGCCGATTATTTTATTTTTGTCTGTGCTCGGCCCGTAACTCATAACACCGTGAAGCCCGCCCTCAAAGAACACGCCAAAATGCAATTTGCTATTTTGCACCACCTTCCCGGAGTAGTGGTGTTGCTTTATGAACGGGTTCGCAATGGAACTCGGTATCACCTTTAGCGTTATTTCTTTTGCTCTGCCCATTGCCTCGCCACCTCGTAAAGACCGTTGCCTTGTTTGTTTGTATTTCCAAATGTTTCTTTTACCTCGTCGTTTCTATAAACGCGGTCAATGCAAGACAATATCAAATCGCGCTGGTCGCCGCTAACTACGAACGTTAGGGTATGCGCGTCTTGCTGTTCTCCGTCCGGCAAACTAAACTCTTCGCCGAATTGATCTTCGCTTATGTCTTTGAGCGGGTTTTCCTCAAACCCAAAATCACTCATATCAAATTCGTTTATCTCCAACATTTCCAAATTCAGCAACTCCAAATCCCAAGTAGCCTTCTCGCCCGTCTTGTTATCCGCGAGACGGTACGCCTGACACTGCGCCGGAGTCAAATCGGTCGCGACGTGAACGGGGACTTCCGTCAATCCGAGCTTCTTCGCCGCCTTCAGGCGCGTGTGGCCGACGACTATCACGCCGTCTTTGTCCACAATAATAGGCTGTCTCCAACCGAACGCCTTTATTGACGCGGCGACACCATCCACCGCGTCATCATTGCGGCGCGGGTTTCTGTAGTAAGGTTTCACCTCGCCGATAGGCTTCATTACGATTTGCATTATTTATTCCTTTCGTTTAATTGCCTCTTGAGTCTTATTATTGCCTTGTCGCACAATCTAATTGCTTGTTTGTTGTTCTGCGTTCCGTCGTATTTCAAGATAAACCCGCGCTTCCAATTATCAATTTCTTGTAAGTTCGCGTCCCATAGTAATATGTCAAGTTGGTTTAGGTTGATACTAGTACTAAATCCGTTTTTGTCATATCTTGTGCGCCCTTTCATAATCTCCCCTATCTCGCCCGAATCCCAGCCCCGACAGCGGGCTTTGATATAGACAGTTCGTAAGACGCGAAATATCCCAGCGCGTCGTTCATGTGATCGAAGCCCGCAGTTTTGTCAGGTTCGCCGTTAGAATCATACGCTTGTTTTTCCAAACAGCTTGACACCTCGCGACACTTCCGCGCATTAACGCGCAATATCCCCTTTTCAAACGCGGTGTTGATAGAGATCACGCGGTCACGAACGGCGGGATTCGACGGATTGACGCGCACGATAAAGCCCGCAGACTTTAAAAGCATAATGTCGGACTTCGACGCGTCAACTGTTTTGCGCGAACCGCCGCTCGCGTCGGGATAAATCATTATCTCGTGCCCTTTATATCGTTCCGTCAATATTTTGCATAGCGCGGGCGTGTCCATTACGCCGACTAATTGATCGACGACGTGAAAACCGTTAGGGCGTTGCACCAATACCGCAGAGCACATTTTGCCGACATTGAAGTCTTGACCGATGAATAAGCGTTCGCCCGGCTTTATTTCCTCACTGCTGTCGTGCACGTCGCGCTTGTATGCGTGGTAAACCGTGCCCGCGGTCAAATTGACGAACCGCCCTTCAAGATACGCGTCGATTAAATATGCCGGATATGTCTCGATTAACGACGGGATATAATCTGGCGGCAAGTTCTTTGCGTTGTCTCGCGTCGAAGCGTGTACGATGCCGTAAGAATCGGTTTTATTTGCAACAAATTTGTTATACGCAAATCCGTAGCCCTCCGGCGTTGTCGTTACATCGATACGGTTAGGCAATCCCTCAATCGCGTAACTCATACGCGCCGCGACTTTATTCCAGACAATATCCGCTTTCGGTTTCGGCAATAAGTCTATCTCGTCGATTAGCGCGTACCCGATTTTAAAGCCGACTATGCGTTCTGGTTGTTCCATGGATCGGCAGATACATTCGCCGTAGCAAACGCCTCCGTCGTAAAAATAAACACGCTTCTTGGAGCGATTAATTTCTACGCGAAACCCGAAGAGCGGCGCTACGCTCTCAATGGTGGGATAAAAAATATCTTCGAGCATTGGATATGTGGGTACAAAGTAACCGGCGCTCACTCGCGGAAAGTTTATTATGTGGTCGCAGATATTAGTGCATCCTACCCACGTTTTCCCGGAGCGATAGCCGCCGACGAAAGCGCGGTATTTTTTATCGAGCCTCTTAAATTCATTTTGCGGAACGCTCAAAATGATGTCGGATTCAGTTTCATTGTTTGGCATCTATTTCCCCGTCGTCATTTGAGTTATTTGCCGTGGAGCTATCCACAATATAATTTATCGTTCTTATTTTTGACGGCTGCACAACTTCAACTATCTGCTGGTCAGGCTTCCACTTGTCTCGGCGTCTGTTGTGTAGCCACTTAACACACGCGCTGGTGTCAGGAGGCACAACGCGCTCGGTCATCGTCGCCCAGCTGCCATCCTTGTTTTTCTTGGTTATAGTTTTTTCTCGATAAGTCTCGCCTTTGGCACGACGGAAAAGGGACTGTTCAATTATTGCGTCGGCCTCGCTCTTTCCACGCTTAACCGCTTCGCCGAACGCCTTGTGTTTTTTCTTCCACGCCTGTATCGTCATAATGTCAACTTCAAACACTTTGGCAAGCTGCAATTCCGTTGCGTATAGTTCGGCGCAGAGTATCTCCGCCTCTTTGGCATATTCGGGCTTGTATTTGATGTACGACACGAAGACCCCACGCGCGTTGAATATGGATTTGATTGAATCTCTACGTCATAACAATAACAGATTCCCTGCGCAGAAGTCAAGATATTTTTTTACATTTCTGAAAATATTTTTCCCGCTACGCGCCTATTATATATAGACGCGCACGTTGTATGATTCTGCGGCGGAGATTTTGAGCCTTTATTGCGTGGTTATTATTATACAAAATACCGTTGATTTTGTAAACTTGGATAGACACTAAAGAATTTAGTGTCGCATTAGTGGGTATCTTGCAAGATAAGATACTAAGGATTAACTCTTATTATACGCGCGCGCGATATAGTATATATTATATATATAATTATGTATTATATAGGGGGTTCGAGATTGGGGTTAAAATGGCTTTTGGGGTGGTTTTTAGCGTCTCTTTTGGGGCATTATGGCAGTCAAAAATCAGTGTGGGAGCCGCCCGGATTTTCAATAAAAAAATAAATAAAAATCCTTGCGCCCCGCCGCGCCGGATATTATATTATAGGTGTCGCCGAAAGGCGCGGATTGAAACGATGTGCTTTATTTATACGGGATTTTACCGCAGGAGGGGCCGCCGAGAGGTAGCCCCTCTTTGTTTTTTTGCCTACGACGCGCCCACAAACGCGGCCTTTTGCGCCTGCATTGACAACGCGAACCGCCCCTGCTGATCCGCATTGAGGTGTTGCGGGAATGCGCCAGCGTCGAGGGCGTCCATGGCCTCCGTCAACAGCCGCTCAAGCCGCTCTTTGTCATCGGGCTTGAGCTTATGCAGGTGGTCATGGTTCGCCTTTTTGATCAGCTCTACAAATTTCACGGCGGGGCTGGCAATCGCCCCGTCATACGTCGCCGGGGAATACTGCGTCCCCGTCGCTAGTCGGTGTATCTCCTCTAACACCGCATAGATACGCCCCATCTTATTGCCGACTTGCAACTCGACCGCCTCGCCCATATTTACCGCCTTTCTTTTTTTTTGGTTTTACGCCGCGACGCTCTCGACCGCCCTGAGCACCGGCATATTATTATAATCCCCGTACACCACCTGCGGCAGCCCGCTAGCGTGGGTGACGACGCTGACGCGCTCGTTGTTGCGCCACAGACATAGCTCCCCGGCCTCCTTGCCGCCGTAACCGTAGGCCAACTCCCACACCGCGCCGTCGTCAGGCAGGGCGTACTCCTTGCCGCCGTCGTCCGTGCCCTCGTAGTAGGTGGTGTTGTCGCCCCATGGCTCAAGGCCGTAGCGGGTGCCCTGCTCGCGCATCTGGTACGCCTTAGTTATCTCAATATTGTACAGTATTACTGTTTTCATTTTTTTGCCTTTCGTTTTTTTCTTGCGCTGATCTCCGGCGCAAATTATATTAATGCTGTCGCGGCCCCGCCGCGTGGATTGAAAAGAATAGTTTATCTGTAAGGCAAGGGGCGACTAATGTGTCGCCCTCCCCTTTTTGCCGGAGACACTACACCGCCACCGGCTCGGCCATGTCAATAAGCTCGCCGTTAGGCATATATGTGCCTCGCGGATTAACGGGCTGCCAGCCCGCGAAGTTATCGCCGTGCCGGATGTCGTCGCAATCGACGATGTAGGCGCCGCCCCAGCCTTTAGCCGCCTGTTGCGCCTCTGGCCATGTGGCCGCCGTCTTGTGCGTGTTGCAGTCGTAATCAACTCGGATCAAGTACATGGTCAATCTCCTTTTTTTTGGGTTCCGCCCCTGCCGGGGCAAGTTAAAATATAATTTCGGGCGCGGGTTGCGCCCAAGAATTAGTTGTCCCAACTAAATCCCCAATTTTGGGTTTTCCGCCGCGCCTCGGCCTCAGCCTCGCCAAACGCCGTGCCGGTGTCCATTGCGGCGGCAATCAGGCCAAAGTACATCGCGCCTATCTCCTTAACCATCGCCTGCCCTCCGACACAATCGGCCTCGCGTATCATCTCGCTTAGTGTCCGCAT